TGCTGATGCAGTATTAGAGTTATTTCGTAGAAGTGAATTTATAGAAAATTTTAATAAAAAGCATTTATACCTACTCATACGAGAAATGACTGATTGTAAAACTCACTATATTACAAAAGTTGTAAATGTGATGAAACAACATCAGAAAAAAATGTTAAACGATTATTTAGAAACAGGAGATTTTACAATTAAAAAAGAACCATTTTGGGTTGATATGTCAAATATTGATTTAACTGAAGATGATATAGATGATGAATAAAAAATATATTTTAGGCATTGCATGTGGTTATCACGATGCATCTGCTGCATTAATATTAGATGGAAAAGTTATTGGTGCGGTAGAGGAAGAAAGATTTACAGGTATTAAACATGATGCCTCATTTCCATCCAATGCAATTAAATGGTTATATGATGTCAATAATATTACTGGTGATGATATATCAGTAGTTGCATTTTATGAAAACCCGAAAATAAAATTACAACGAATTGAAGAATCTACTAAACGAGGCGGATTAATTAATTTCTTCAAACGAAAAACTATTATTGATTCAAATAAACAACAGGCTAAAGAAATTGAATCTAAAATATATGAGATTACGAATCCAACTATAATCTTAGAATATGGTGACCATCATATGTCACATATAGCATATTCATATTATACATCACCATTTGATAAAACAGCAATTATATCAGTCGATGGGGTGGGAGAATGGGATACAGTAGTTATGGCTTATGCGGAACAAAACTTAATTATTAAAATGCAAAGTATAAAGTTTCCACATTCATTAGGAATGTTATATTCTGCTATGACTGCTTTTTTAGGATTTAAACCAAACGAAGGTGAATATAAGGTAATGGGATTAGCAGGATATGGTAATTCTGAAATATATTCTGAACAATATTCAAATTTAATTAAACCAACAGACGATGATGGGTTTGAAATTAATATGGAATATTTTGAATACGACTATTCGGATTCAGCAATGTTTAACGAAAAATTAGGAAATTTATTTGGGTTTCCAAATAGATTACCAGAAGAAGAGTTAACACAACAACATAAAGATTTAGCAGCAACAATTCAATCACAATATGAAAAATATTTTTTTAAACTATTAAATAAAATGTTTTTTATTAAAGCAACAAACAATTTGTGTTTGAGTGGTGGTTGTGCATATAATGGAACTGCAAACGGAAAGATTTTTAAAGAAACCCGATATAAACAATTATGGATTCCACCTGCACCATCTGATGCCGGTTCATCTATTGGTGCCGCATTAGAATATTATTACAGACATAACCAAACGGCAACTAAAGTGGATAATTCAAATCCATATTTAGGACCATATCAATCAAATGATGAATTTTTAACAGAATTAGAAAATTTTAAAGATGATGTTTGGTATGAATATAAAAACCACTCAGAACTAATTGAAATTATTTCGAAAGAAATTACAAATGGTAATGTTATTGGTTGGTATGAAGGTAGAATGGAATTTGGTTCAAGAGCATTAGGTAATCGTTCTATACTTGCAAATCCTAGAGACCCACAAATGAAAGCAAGAGTAAATAAGGTAATTAAAAAGAGAGAAGGTTTTAGACCTTTTGCACCAATAGTAAAACTAGAAGTATTTACAAAATATTTTGATTATAAACACTCTGTTCCATATATGAATCAAGTAGTGAGTGTAAAAGAAGAACATAGAAAAAAGTTACCAGCAATTACACATATAGATGGTTCTGCTAGAATTCAAACTATTAGCCGTAAACAACATTATAGAATTCACAAATTACTTGACCAATTAGAAATTGATAATGGGTATCCAATTGTTTTGAATACATCATTCAACGTCAAAGATAAGACCATTGTAAACACCCCCAAAGATGCAATAGATACATTTTTAGATTGTGATATGGATACCTTAGTTCTTAACAACTATATCGTTAAGAAAAAAATAAAATAGAATAGAATTAATAAGAAAGGAGTTTATCTCCTTTTTTTATTTATAACTATATTTATTATAGAGATTTGTAACCAACTCATACGAACACCTAAAATGAATATCATACAAGAATGTATTATAGTTTCTAAAGAAATAGATGATAAATTTATTTTAGCAAAGAATCGCGATAGAGGGTATCATCCTAAATTAGAAGTAATCCACGAATTAATTGATGGAGTTGAAGTTGCCTATTTACACGATGAGGTAACTGATTGGAGTGAGGGAATGAACGAGTATGGATTAGGAGTAGTTAATTCAGCCCTTTTAGTTGGATACGATGAGGCGGAAGGAAAGTTAATTCAAAATATGAGAGGGTATGGTGCAGATGGTGCAAAGATGAGAAGTATATTCTCAAAGAAAACTCTTAAAGAAGCAATCAAAGCAACAATAGTTTGGAAAGGAAACAAGAAAAAAGGATTAACCGGTCATACATTTATTTCTACCCCTAAACAAATGGTAAGTGTTGAAAATATACCAAATCTTAAACCTCAATTAGAATTACAAAATACGGAGAGTCCAGTTGTTAGAACAAATCACGGGCATGTTTATGTTGGTACGGGTTATTCTGATGGTAAAAAGTATTTAAGTTCTAAAATGAGAAAATTAAGTGCTGAAAAGATAATTGATAAAATTACCGATTGGAAACAAGTAGGTATTGCATTAAGAAAACAATTCTTTAAAAAAGATAGTGTATTGAATATGAGAAAGGATACTCCTAAAATGTGGACATCATCTCAAACTATAATGAACTTAACCGAAACCATATTAGAGGTAAACTATTACGACCATAAAATCAAATCTTTTAACGGAATTATCAATAAACTACCTAAAGGATATACTCCTAAAATAAAAATTATTATAAACAAACTAGAAAAGGAATAACGCAATGGCAACCACAAAAAAAGAGGTAAAAGATAAGAACCGAAAAAAAATTGCTAAAAAGACAGTATCAGAACAGCAGAAAAAAGGAAATTATAAAAAGAAATCTTAAATAAGAAAAACCCCACTAAAATGGGGTTTTTTTATTCCTTATATTTATATAATGAACTTAATCATAAAAATATGAGTATAAATTTTGAGTTATTTCCTGGTAAGGATTTAAGTGGATTGTTTAAAGACATCTATGATAACCAACAAAACAAAAGAAAAAGAATTTCTGAATTAATAGCAGAAATGAAAAATATTATTCGTCACGCTGGTGATATGGCAGTTATTGGGCCAATCATAAAAGACCTAGTCGATGTATCGGTTAGGAATGATGATTCTCTAATAAAACTTGCAGCAATTGCACAAAGAATAATTAGTGCAAATTCAAAATCTGAAGGAGATGTTGGATTTTTATCTGATGCTGAAAAAGAACAATTATTAAGAGAAATTGAAATAACTGTCTTAGAGGTAAAAGATGAACAAGATGCTAAGGTTGATGAATTGACAAATGAAGTAGAAGAGATAAAACAAAAAATTAAGAAGTAATGGCTAATAGTAGATTAGGTATATCAAATAGTGGATTCAATTCTGACTCCGTAGCAGGTTCTAATGGAGCAGGTGAAACTGGTATTGTTGTAGATATTATATTAGATGATACAAGTGATTTATTACTTAAATATGATTTCAGTCAGGTAGAACAAAAGAACACATCTAATATTGGATTTGCTGCAATTAGACCATTGGGAGATGCTACATCATCTACTAAAAAAAATAAAGCATATCCTCCATTTAACGTAGAGGAGGGTATACCATTAGTAGGTGAGACGGTTCAACTTATAGATATTGCTGGTAGATTACACTATAAAAGAACTATTACCGGAAATATTAATATTGGTAATGCTAGAACGGATATAGATGTAAAAACCTATCCCCAAACACAACCACCTGCAGCAGGAGGTTCAACTGAATATAATACTGCAAATACAACCGGTACTCCAAGTGGTGGAGGTGGTACGGATGATAGAAAAACAGAAATCGGTAAATATTTTAAAGAACAACAAGTTAATCCTCTAAAATTATATGAAGGTGATAAAATAATTCAATCTCGTTTTGGTCAATCAATTCGTTTTAGTGGATATAATAATGGAGAAGGTACGGATAGAAAATTTGCACCAACTATTATTTTAAGAAATAGACAAAATAGTGAATCACTTAGTAAACTTAAAAAAGGTGAACTGACTGAAGAGGATGTAAATAAAGATGGAACAACTATTGCAATTACATCAGGTGATTATAAATTAAATTTTCAACCGGGTATTATAGATGATGGTGGTTCTTCAAATTTTGAAACTAAACCAACTCATTTTGAATCATACCCATCAGAACTAAAAGGCAATGACCAGTTATTAGTAAATTCCGAAAGAATTATAATATCTGCTAAATCTAAAGAAATGATTTTCTATTCAAAAGGAAATTATGGATTTATATCAGATGGTAAAATGTCAATTGATAATGGTAAAGCTGGTGCAGACTTAGATTTTAATGGAGATGTTAGGGTTACTACAAATGATAACAATACTTACATTTTAGGTGGTAAAGGACAGATATATCTTAATACCGAAAGTGATGCCGAACCATTAGTAAGGGGAGAAACCTTACAAGGATTATTGGGAGAACTTATTGATGCAATTAATGCACAAATATTTAAAACCCCTTCTGGTCCGACTGCAACTGGTCCTGAAAATAGAGGTACATTTAACGATATTAAAGGTAGATTGGAAAAATTCAAATCAACTTTAAATTTTACTGAATAAGATGTCATTAGAAATATTCAAACAAAATATGTTGAGTTATATGCAAAACCAAGCAGGAATTAATTCCTATGGTGCTTTTGCAAAAAAACTTACATTAGAATATGATATGGCAGTTAAACGAGGATTTGATTCCGTTAATAATATTACAGTTGCAAAGGGTAATACTGAATTAATGGAGAGTACCTTAAATGGTATTCTTGCAACCGCATTTCAACAACCATCAGGTGAACATCCTATTATTACTAATATGGGTCCTGCGTTTCTAGCTTATTGGACAGGTGCAACGATGAGTCAAGTCCCACCTCCAATCATACCATCTCCCGGTGCAATTATAAATATTGTGACAGTTAGTAGTATGATTACAAATCCCGGAACTTGGCAACCAACTGATATGCAAAGTTTAGAACCTGTATTAATAAAACCAACCGATACTGCTGTTACTGCACCTACTGGAAAAGTATTTGAAGACCCATATGAATTATCAGATGAAGATATTGAGGTGAAAAAAGAAGAAATTAAAAGGGCATCTAACACAATTAATAATTCCGGTGCAACGGAAGAACAACGTGATGGTGCTAGAGAATATATTGATAAAACACAAAAAGAAATTGATACAAGACAAGCAAGTTCAATAGAATCAAATGAACCTATAAATTCAACTCCGGTTAAAATTGATGGTAATGTTGATACTTCATGTCCTATTGGATTAAAGATAGTTGAATTTGCCAAAAAAGATGTTGGTATATTAGAAACCGGCACGAAGGCAAATAAAGGTGCAGGATTGAACTATGGAGGAAATCAAGCGGGAGGAGAGACCCCGCCGGGTAAACCTGGTCGTATTGATATAATGGTTCAACTAACGGGTTTAGATAATCAGGGACAGGTCCGAGCAACAGGTGAGGGATATTATTGGTGTGCATCTGCTGTAACTGCTTGGTGGAAGTCTGCGGGGTTAAAAACTCCTCCTGGTGCTGCATCGTGTAAAAATTGGGCTATATGGGGTAAAAAAAATGGTACATATAGTAAAACTCCAAAAATAGGAGCTGCAGCGTTGTATGGACCTGAAGGCAAGGAACATCATATTGGAGTTGTAGCAGCAATATCAAAAGATGGTAAAATAACTACAATAGAAGGAAATACTGGCGGTGGTGGCTTCAATAGAAATGGATGTGGATGTTTTGTAAAAACTCCAAAAGTATCAACTATTTCTGGTTTTGTAATTCCTCCAACTTGTGTGGATAAAAAATAAAATTATAATATAGTTAAACGAAATGGCAAAACCAACAAATGATTCGGCAGTATTTTTAGACCAATTGATTGCATCAATTCAAACCCATCTGCCCACTATTCAAGGAATGTATTTAACCACTTCGTTATATCCACCACTATTAACACCTGGGCCGGGTGCAGTTCCATTTGTTGGTTATACAATACCACCTGCAGGGAAAGGTGTTCCGGCCGGAGGTAGTAATGATATACCAGCAACACCTGAAGAAAAAGCAGCAGAACAAAAACAAGTTGAAGAGGCTATAAAATTATCACCGGAACAAGAAGTTATAGCAGATGATGCTACTGAAAAGGGATATGGTATAAACGAATCAACCTCAGCAGGTTTAAGTGGTCAACCACAATCAAGTCCTGCAGTTAGAAATAATGATGGTAATAATACACCACAAAATAATGAAGATAATTCTGCCGTATCAAACGCTTCTAATTCTGAAAAGATTGAAGAATGCGGAAATATAAAACTAAAAGAACCACCACAAGTTGTTATTCAGGCTATGAGGAAGTGGGGTATAACTACTCCTTTACAAAAGGCACACTTTCTAGCCCAATGTGCACACGAGAGTGGTAATTTTATTTATACAAAAGAAATATGGGGCCCATCGGCAACTCAACAAAGATATGAGGGTAGAAAGGATTTGGGTAATTTACAAGCGGGTGATGGGTTTAGATATGCAGGTAGAGGTTATATTCAACTTACAGGTCGAGCAAATTATAGTCAATTTAGAAAAGGAGTATCTGATGATGTGGTTGAAAATTCTACATTGGTTGAAAAAAAATATGTTGCAGAAACTGCTTGTTGGTTTTGGAGAACGCGTAAATTAAATGAAGCAGCAGTAGATGATTCAATGGGAACATTAAAATATATTACAAAACGAATCAATGGTGGGTATAATGGATTAGAGGATAGGAAACAAAAGTTTTGTGGATATTGGAAAAAATTAAAAGAAAACCCCAATTTGTACTCATAAAAATGCAAAATACTCAAACGATATATTTATACTAAGTTAACAAATATTTTAAAAATGGATTCTAAAAAATTAGCACAACTGATAAAATTAGTTGTAGAACAAGAAATTAAGAAACAGCTTCCTAAAATGATTAAAGAGGAAGTTAGTAAATTATTAAACGAAACTCCTGCTCCAAAACCTAAAAAAGATATTTTGGAGGAAGTTGACCCGTTTGAATTGGCAACTCTATTATTAGAAAAAGATAGAACAACTACTACTATTAAAGAAGAAGTAAGACAAGTTCAACCAGTAAAACAATTGAGTAGAAATTCAACTATAAATGAAATATTAAATCAAACTAAACCATTTACTGCTGCACAAAGAAGTGCGGGACAGGTGGGAGGTGGTTCATCTATTTTAGATAATTACCAAATGGAACAACCAATAAATGAGGGTTACGCAAATTCACACATTCCAAATTATATGGATGCGGAACCTGATATAGATGAAACAATATCGTACAGAGGTGGAGCACAAGGTGGGATTGAAACAATGAGAAGTCAAATGGCTTCTAAAATGGGTTATGGAGATATGGGAGGAAGTGGTATTAAAAAAGGTGGGTTAGGTGTTACGACTGGATTAGCAGGATTAGACAGAATTTTAAATAGAGATAATTCGGAATTAGTTAAGAGGTTTAAGAAATAATATGGCTTATGTACTTGGTAGTAAAATTGTAAAGGATACGAAAGAATTTGATTCTTACGCATACGGGATAACTTTACCCATTAAAAAGGGTAATACTGGTTATTTTGAACAAGCCTTTACATCTTTCGAACAAGCAAAAGCTAATTTAAAAAATTTACTATTAACGGCAAAGGGTGAGAGGATAATGCAACCAGAGTTTGGTACGGGATTACAATCACTTTTGTTTGAACCAATGGATGATACGTTTGAAGACCGATTACAAGATGTAATCACCCAAACTGTCAGTTATTGGTTACCATATATTAATATTGAAGAAATTGATGTAGAAATGACTGATGCTATGAAGGATAACCACACAGCACGGATGACAATTCAGTTTACGGTCGGAAATACAATTGAAACACAAGAAATAACTTTTACAGTTAGGGGATAATAATAATGGCATTAAATAGTATAACAAGAAAAAGTAATCAAGGTAGAGATATAAAATATCTTAATAAAGATTTTGCCGGTTTCCGTCAAAACTTAATTGAGTACGCAAAAACTTATTTCCCACAAACATATTCAGATTTTAACGAAACCTCACCAGGTATGATGTTCATCGAAATGGCATCGTATATTGGAGATGTTTTGGGGTATTATATCGATGATACATTAAAAGAATCCTTAATGTTATACGCAGAGGATAAAGAAAATGTTATCGCACTTGCACAATATTTAGGATACAAACCAAAAGTAACATCACCTGCATTAGTAAGATTATCAGTTTATCAATTAGTTCCAAATATAGGTAGAGGGGCTAATAACAGACCTAATTCTGAGTATTTCCTTAGAATCAAAGAGGGAATGGTAGTAGAAGCAAATACAACCGGTACACTATTTAGAACAACTGAATTATTAGATTTTAGTGTTGAAGATGAGAGAGAAATTACAATATATAGAAAAGATGCCGATGGTGAACCAACCTTTTATTTAGTTAAAAAGTACGTTAACGCAATCTCTGCAGAATTAAAGACAATAGATATTACATTTGGAACTGCACAAGAATTTTCAAAAATAGATTTGGCAGAAACAAATATAATTCAAATATATGATGTAAGAGATAGTAGTGGAAATAAATGGTATGAAGTTCCATATCTTGCACAAGAGATGGTATTTGTTGATTATCCGGTATCAAACCAAACTGATAAAGATTTATTTCTATTCAAAGATTCAGTTCCAAACATTTTAAAATTAGTAAAAACTTCTCGTAGGTTTGTAACAAAAGTAAACGCCGATAATACTACAACAATTGTATTTGGTGGAGGTAATTCTACCTCATCTGATGAAACTCTTATACCAAATTTTAAAAATGTGGGATTGGGATTAAATTCATCAATAGATAATTTAGGTGCATCATTTGACCCTGCAAACTTTTTGAAAACAAGAAGTTACGGCCAGGCACCTGCTAATACTACTATTACAGTTTCGTATTTAGTAGGAGGTGGAATTTCTGCAAATACACCAAAAGGTGAATTAAATAGAATAACAAACGTTTCATTTGATGAAGATACAATTTCACTTAGTGGAGATGAATTGACAGCATATAAAGTTGCTAAAGGGTCAATCGCAGTTGAAAACGAAACAGCAGCAAATGGGGCAAGAGGTGCAGAAACTATCGATGAAATCAGAGAAAACGCATTGGCAACCTTTGGTTCTCAAAATAGAGCAGTAACTCGTAAAGATTATCAAGTAAGAGCCCTATCACTACCTGCAAAGTATGGTGGTATTGCTAAAGCATATTGTGCACCGGATGGAGAATTGGATAACAACTCACCATCATCTATCCTTGCAAATCCAGATACTCTAAGTGAATTTACTGATATTGTAACAAGTTTACAAGGTAAGAGTGAAATGGAAATTAAAGATGCGGTTAACAAATTTTTAGTAGGAAAGAAAAATAATACAAACGAAAAGAATAATCCATTTGCAATTAACTTATATATTTTAGGATATAATTCTAATAAGAATTTAGTACAAATTGGAACAAATCAGGCATTAAAAGAAAATCTTAAAACTTATTTAAATGAATATCGTTTGTTGACAGATGGTGTGAATTTAATGGATGGATATATTATAAACATTGGGGTTGATTTTGAAATTAGAACTTATAGTGGATATAATAAAAGGGAAGTATTAGTAAGATGTATTGATGAAGTTACAAATTACTTTAATATAGATGATTGGACATTTAATATGGCAATTAACATAAGTGAATTAGAATTATTAATTGCAGGAATAGAAGGAGTTCAATCAGTTCCAAAATGTGAAATAGTAAATAAATGTTTAGGCCAATATTCGAGTAATTCATATAACATTGCAGAAGCAACAAAAGGTAAAATGGTGTACCCATCATTAGACCCATCAATATTTGAAGTTAAGTTTCCGGCAAAAGATATTAAAGGGAGGGTTGTTTAATGTATACTTTTTTAACAGCATCAAAAGATGCAACAATCTATTTACAACAACCAACTCAAAACACTGGTTTAGATGAGATATTAGAAATTTCTAAAGTATACTATGGAAATTTAAAAGATGTTGCCCATACTTTAATAAAGTTTGAAACAACTGCTCTTTCAGCATCTCTTGCTAGTGGTGCAGTTACTATGAGTTCTGCAGAATTAATTCTTAGAGAATGTGAAGCAAATGAAATACCAATAGATTATGTAATCTATGCAAATCCAATTACACAAAGTTGGGATATGGGAATTGGTACTCGTTTTGATGATATCTCAACGGATGGTGTTACTTGGAATCATAGAACAACTGGAGTAGATTGGATTACAAATGAATTATATATTACAGGTAGTGTAACCGGCTCGTACAATGGTAAGGGTGGAGTATGGTGGACGGGTTCAGCAACATCACAATCATTTAGTTATCAAAGTGCAGATATCAATATGAATGTAAAAACTATGTTTACTTCTTGGATATCGGGTTCTTTACCAAATGAGGGTATGATTTTAAGACATTCAAGTGTATTAGAAAACGATGAGGAAGATTACGGACAATTGAAATTCTTTTCAAAAGAAACCAATACCATATATCAACCAAAAGTTAGAATTGGTTGGAATGACCAGTCATTTGTAACCGGTTCGTTAACTCAACTGACTTCTGATGATATTCATGTAACATTTAAAAAATTAAAAACAAAATATAAAGTAGGAAGTATTATTGAAATTGGAGTTTTTGCTAGAGAAAAATATCCACTTAAAACTTATTCAAATACCTTTGCATATAACGATATAAAATATTTACCATCTACAACTTATTATCAAATTAAAGATGTGATTACTGATGAAATTATTGTTCCATTTAGTGATTATACAAAAGTAAGTTGTAATAGTAACGGAAATTATTTTAAATTAAATTTAACAAATTGGGAAACTAATAGAAGTTATTATGTTGAAATAAAAATAGATAGAAGTGGTGTAATAGAATATTTTTCAGATAAAGATTTAACGTTTACAATAGAGAAATAAAATATGTCATTACAAAACGAATTTAGAGTTTCAGAATTAATATCAAGTGGTTCTGCTGTGATTACCTCTCAAGATGAGCAAGGTAATCATACTTTTTATGTCAAACCCACTGCTGAAGATTTTGATGGTGAAACCTCTGGATATGTTGAAAGACCAAAGTATAACGAAGAGCAATTAAAAAAGGCAGTTAATGTAGTTGTTGATGAATTAATAGCAGCACCTGCAAAACCACAACCAAAAGTTGTTCCTCAAAAAACATACGATAGATTAGAAGCATTATATAATGAATCATTAGCAAAAAATACTGATTTAAGTAAACAATTAAGTGATGCCCTGGCTGAGATTGAAACCCTAAATACTGCAAACGAGGCATTGGCTACTCAAATAGATGTAGAAAGATTATTAAGAGCATCGGCTGAAAATGAATCTGAAATTACAAATAATAAATATGTTTCACTAATTCAAGATTTTCAAAACGCACTTTCAAAAGGTATTAAAGAAGGTATTGAGAGGGTTTCATTAGAAGCACAACTTAGGGGATTACAGGCTGAGAAAGTAACCTTTGATGAATTACAAAAAAATTTAACAACTCAATTAGATAGTGCAAATGATAGAGCTACAAACTTACAAACTCAAGTTACAAACGCACAACAACTATTAGCATCAGCTCAACTACAAGCATCACAGGCAAGTGCAGCAGCAGCAACTGCTAATCAACAACTTACTGCTGCAACTACTAAGAAAAAGAAAATTATTTGTAATGAACTTTACAAACAAGGATTCTTACCTCAACATATTTGGAACGCGGATGAGTTATATGGTGAAATGATGTTTAAGAAAGACCCATCATTAGTTTTAGGATATATGATGTGGGCTAAGAATGTGGTTGGGTTTATGAAAGCAAAACCACAATATACAAAATGGATTTACACAATGGTAAAGCCGTGGACAGAACATATGGCATACGAAGTTGGAATCCTACCTAATGATAATTGGATAGGAAAAATAATTCATAAGGTTGGTAAACAATATTGTTATTATGTTTATAATAAACAAATGAGTAAAAGAAAAATACTAGCATGGCAATAAATCAATTCAAAGAAATAGTAGAAAAAAAAGGCTACAAAGTTGATAGTAAAGATAGAGCAATTTTTGAAAAAGAAGTTGCCAAATCTTACTTTGGGTTAGGTGATGCCGATACTATTGAATTTATCTTATATGATTCAAGTGATAATTTGTTACCACAAGGTGAGAATGGGGATTTAGTTAGATATATTTTCTTAGATGATGCAAAT